GTTGCGGCTGACCCTGTAGGAGACCCTGCTTAGGAAACAGAGCGGCTCCGTAATCCTGAGGTGTCCCAGTTGTCTCGGGCAATGAGTCAATTACCGTGAGTGCAAGAGCACCAAATACCTGGAAAATCCGCACGTAGAAAAAGGCAAGTTCGCCGCACAGACTGTCGCGATAGGCCTTCTCGCGCGGCCTAGTCTTTTCTTCCGCCGCTTCATCCTGAAAGGCAATCTTCTTCACAGGCTCAAAGTACAGAACATTTGAACCCTCGCGAATCTTCGGATTCAGTTGAATCTGTTTCATGAAGGTTGATAATGCCTGCTTCGTCAAAAAAACGTACTCTTTGCAGTACTTCGGATTTGATAGTTTTAATAGATCCTGGAACTCTGCATTACTCATCATCCATTGAAAAATAGAGTTTGTGATAATCTCTGTACTCTGTGTTCTGGCTCGGAGGCTTTCTTTTGTTGGGAGTCCAGCCGGTATTGATTGACCCGCACCCATTCCTATACAGTCTTTGGAATAAATGAGTCCTTGCATCCCCAGGACCGAGGGTGCTGGTCGAGACGTTTCTTATGACCTTCCAGGCGACGGAGGCACTTCTGTAGAGTCCCTTCACTCACACCACAGACGGACGCGATGCGCTCATGACTTATTTCAGTGAACCCCTTACGGATTAGCACATATGTAATGACACCTGCGGCAAGTGACGGAGGCATATTCTCAGGACTGAGTTCGTTATCTTCAACATAGTCACATAGGGATGTGGCCGTCTGGGATACTTCCTCAAACTTCGTACGGCTGATCGGAAGTTGACTGAGCGGATAGTTCACGTAATCTCGGGCCCGGGTACTTTCCAGATTTGACGGTGTAAGATCCTTAAGAAGTCCACGCTGCTGCGCGATTGCCAAGACCTCCTGGAAATACTTGAAGGACTTGGTGAACTGACCGGTGGTTAAATGGAACATGTCAGCGACTTCCTTCGGCTTGCGAGGCTGTCCGATCTTCTTGAGAGATGCATACATACAACTTGCAATGACACTGGTCCGAGAAAGACCACGTTTATCACAGTGTTCCACGAGTTGAATATAGAGATTCTTGGCATTGTCAATGACACTCTGGTCAAGACCGTGATTGGTTGCCGCAAGTGCGAGCATTTCGTAGACCTGAAGTAGTGCACGCTCGCGATACGGAAGCATGTTCCAGGTGTGGTAGCGACGAATACGGGCCATCGCTGCGCGGGTTGAATAAGAACCACCTTGACTCTTTGTTAGGATAATGGTGCCGAGTGAGGATGAGGGGAAACGGGAATCGGTGGGTGCACCTACACGACACGGGTCGTTGCTGCTTCGGTCATCGTGGCCGAAGAAGCGATATTCTGCTCCTGAGTCAATGTTCCTGCCGCGGATTTCGCCGCAAAGGGTGCAGGTATTGACATCTTCTTGAAGGATGGATTCATCGGAGGTGTGGCATGGACAGGGTCCTTCGCTTTGAGATTGGGCCTCAGGTTCATAGGCCTCAGGCTCATCAAAGGATGGCCATGCCTCCGTAGGTCTAAACTGGATACGTCCTGGAAAGAGTGATTCCATTGTACTCATTTTTTATTCTTTTATTGCTATTTCTACGCACTCTCAAATTTTACGTGAGGCTTTAGACCGACGGCGACTTAAATCTTCCAGTTTGTGGATTCCCAGATTCGGTTGTTCTCATCCGAATCGGCGATCCATGAACTGCCCTTGTGAATCACATGAATATACTGCAGTTCACTCCGAATGTCATAGGTATATCCAGCCTTGATAAAGAGACGTGCCATATAAATAGCGTCAGTTGCCAGGATATCCTCATTCTTTACTTCACTTGGTAGAACCGAAAGAACTGAGCGAGGTACGACCCAGTTTCCGTCATTGAGCATATAGTTCCACTGAGGGCGATCAAAGATTTCATTCCAGTTCGCCACAGTGAGTTTTGTACCTGCAAAGGCTCCAATCGGATTCGTCGGAGGGCTCCTATCCTCATTTACAAAAAGTCCATTTCCACACGCATAAAAGGTCTTTGAGTCGGCACCCTCGGACTTCCAAACGGCTTCTAAACTGTTGAAAAAGTTGGCATCAAAAAAGTTGTCACTGTCAAAGACACCAACCCATTCCGTCGGAGCGAGTTCAATGCACTGGCGCTTATTATGATAGATCCCGAGACGACGCTCGTTTTGCTTGAGAATCAGTTTAGGATTGGTCGCCCACTCGGATGCGCGAATCGCGGCAATGTCTTCACCTGTTTCATCGCAAATGAGAACATTCTTCACAAACGGATGATTCAGATACGTAGGCAAAGACTTGGAGAGAAACTTATCCCAGCGACGCATGGTCGGAATCGCAACAGTGAGCTCCATTTTAGAGACTTTGTGCCGCCGTTTTAGACCTTTGTTTCTAGTAGAATGAGTATTCTTCCTACAGCCTCCGTGGGCCCAGGCGTTCTCGGGCCCTCCTATGATTTTTCTGAAAGTGTTCCTCTTCCTGGAAACATTAACGTGCGTCGCGGAGACTCATTAGAATCGGTCATCAATGCGGTGAAGGGTGCGGCCTTTTATACTGACGTCATCGGCTTCGGTGAAGCGAGTAGTGATCTCACACGCTCCATGGGCACAAAGCCGCGACCTCTCGGTCTGAACTACTTTGTTCGTACGGGTCTCCAATGCAGTAATGGTGCAGATATGTGGTACTACGTAAATGGGATTCCTACAGGAAACTCTCTCGGAAAGGCTGTGAAGGATGGCTTAGCTAGCACTGGACTTCCTAGCATGAGAGGTCTAGCCCCTGGTATTCTTGAAGATGCCCAGGATGCCTTGAATCCTGCTCCGATTATGAATGCGGTCCTTGGTTCCGGCTATCCGAAATGCAAGAAAGTTACGATGCCTGTAGGTGATTCTGAAGGAAAGATACGGGGCGCCGATGGAACTCTCTGGATTACGGGACCTATACAAAACGGCACACAGACTCGTTGGGTTCAGGATACGGATGCACGGGGGAACTTGGTGTATTTGTCAAAAGCTGATTTTGATAAAGACGCAAAGATATTCAAGGCAGATGGAACTCCGAAACGTGAGGGGTTTAAGGGGGGGAGTTTTCGTGGCTATGGAGGCTCTGGAGCACGGTATTCACCCGAGGAGATTCTGGTCGGCGGCCTCGTTCTTTTGGCCATTGTCGTTGTATCCTATACCGCAAAAAGACGGTGACCCTTCGGTTCCTTGGTGACGGAACCTTCGGTTCCTATGACGCCATCAAAGATGTCTAAGCAAGTGCCTTGTACACATACACCGCCGACAGCGCACCCAGAATCTGGACAACCGTGCTCCCAGCCAGTTCCATGGCCGAGATACTACCATTCAAGAACATCGCCGCCGAGACGGCCGGATTCACGTGACCTCCGCTCAGCCCTCCAATCAGAAAAACGATCAAGGCCAGCGTCGCACCAATCACGAGAGCATTGCCCGTTGTGAGGATGCTGATTAACAGGAGAAACGTACCCAGAAACTCAGCAAGTAGAGGAAGATAGTTCATTCTATCTATCGCCCATGAAAAAATTGAGTGCCTTATCCACTGTGAAAACAATCACATTGTCAACTATGGCCCTTCGCCGTATTCAAAAAGAGTTACTTGATTTGAGGAAGGATCCCCCTGCAAACTGTAGTGCCGGTCCCAAGGGAGATGATTCCTTTCTCTGGGAAGGCGTTATCTTTGGACCCGATGATAGTCCTTACGCCGGAGGTGTCTTTCGTCTCGGTATACAGTTTCCTCTTGATTATCCCTTCAAGCCTCCGGTCGTAAGCTTCACTACGAAAATCTATCATCCGAACATTAATCAGACAGGTGGAATCTGTCTTGATATTCTTAAGAATCAGTGGTCACCCGCTCTCACAATCAGTAAAGTTCTACTAAGCATTACGAGCCTTCTCACCGACGCAAACCCCGCTGATCCACTCATGGCAGACATTGCTGCGATTTATCGCTCGGATCGTGCAGAGTTTAATCGGATTGCTCGAGAGTATACACTGAAATATGCGCAGCCTTAGATAGAAGGTCGAATGGAATCCGTAGCAAAAATACTTTTTTTATGGGGGCTTGTTCTCGTTTTGTATACTCTCACATTGGTGCCGCGTTCACGCGGCTGCGGAGGCGGAGTAGAGGGATTTGTAGGCGAGCTAGCACCGGCCCCTGCAAGTCTGAAAGATCCTCGTGAGCCCTATCACTTACTCAAGGGTGTTCTCCCTGATGCGGCGAAGGACAATCAGTTAAACTTTGGTTTGACTGCCGGCGCCTGCACGGCGTCAGACATTACGTTCAAGCACACTCTCACCGGAAACTATGTCCAGGAGACGAATAACTTCAAGCGCACATCACCTGAGTCATGCTCGGCGCCGTTTCGTGAACTTGTAAATAACTTCTATCAGCCTTCTAATCCTTGATTGCACAAAGAGGCATAGATCGCTTCTTAACGAGTGACTCAGGCAGAATAAAGGTGCCCGCTCTTGCCTTCGCAACATCTACCCAGAACTCGTCAAGGCGAGGGAGAATCGATTGAAACCATGCGGTATCTCGTTGTACCGAATGAATCCAATCCTTCTCCAGTACCCAGGGAATCCGTTCAAGTCTTGACCAGCCCTCCTCAGTGATGGGGGTCCACTCCATGTCATTGAGTGGTCCATAGACGTAGCGCATTTCGGCCGTTGTATCATTCTGAATAAGATAGATCAACCCCTTTTCGTTTGTACCCTTGCAGTTCGGAGCAGTCATTGTAGCCGATTCGGAACAGAACTGAAACTCACTGTACTCACAGATCGGACATCCAGTGACTTCAAGTTGAAGTTGCATCTGATGCCAGTAGTTGGATGGAACACCCTGTCCGATCGTACGAGACGACGGGCACTTGATTTCAATGAGATGACCGAGACGTGCAGAGTCCTTGGATGCAGTGATTAGTCCATCAGGAGATGCTGCAAGATTTGGCAGAGTCGGATGCCGAAGCCGTCCGAGTTCAGCAATCTCTGCGCCCCATCGTGCCTCCAGAATCTGCTTGGCAACAGGCTCAAATCGGATGCCCCAGTCAAGGGGCGACATCTCCGCTGTCATGCAGGCCTTACGCGGAGCCGGCATATCTGTTCTCGGAGGCTGGGCCTTGGAGAGAACTAGGGTTCCACGACCACGAGGGCTACCAAACACCTGATAGAACTCACTGGCGGTAAGTGTCGTTGCCATTTCCTTGTACCATTCATCCGTCCGCTGCACCGACTGTGGCAAGGACAAAAGTGAGGCAATCTTTGCCTTGATCACATCATCCTCCTTATACGTTGTCGCGGCTGCTGCGAAGGCTGTGTATCCAATATGAAAACAGTCAAGGACTTCTGTTGTCTTATCAATCTGTCTCGCGGGTATATCACAGTCTTCCATCAGACTTGTAAGCTCCTTTTCAACCGCCGACCACCATGCCTCACTTAGGCCTACGTGCAAGGGAGGAGGTTGTACTTCTTCCATTGTAGTTAGGAAACTTCCCGTATGAGCAAACATTTGTTCATACAACTCCATGACGAGCGCCTTGAAATTTATATGGGGCCTCGGTCTTAGGCTACCGCAGGGTTCGCCGCAGTGGCATCAGCTACAGGCTCAGAGGTTGCACTGGCACCTGGTTTGCGACGGAAGGTGACCGCATTGCGCTTTTCAAGTACCTGAAAGAGTACCTGACCCGTTGCATTTCTGTGCATTACGAGTCCCTTTATTTCCTTGATTCTCTCCTCATCCTGATCGTAGACAACGGCATTCTTACTATTCAGAATCTTCTTGTCATGGGCCTTCGTGAGCTGTGCCTGGAAGGCAACCTTATCCTGATCCGTGAGTGCAAGTCGTAGCGCCTCCTCATCAACGAACTTCTTGATCCGGTTAAGACGCAGACCACGCTCAAGGCGATGCCACGGACGCTTGTAGGCATCGCCTGCCTCCTGATTCAGAAAGTTAACGAACGTATTCGTGTTCGCATGAAGATTTGCTGCAAAGTTGTTTCCGCTCAGATCTGACGTGCTCTTTTTTTGAGTACGCGATCGGTTTGCGTTCATCCTAGAGTATCTAGGCTACTCACTCTTAGACCGGTGCATCTGAATAGAGTCTATGCATTCCTTAAACGGCTCTTCCAGACATTCATTCCAATGATGCGCCGATTCACCTGTAAGAACATAAAAGGTTCTCCAGCATTCTTGAGTCCCCTTTTGTTGTTCGGCCGTCAAGTCCTCAAAGGTGTAGTAGTCTGCGACTGCCGTTTTCTGGCTGTCAATCTCCGCATAGAGTGTCTGTCCTTGTGTCCAGGTTGCCTTTACGTGAAAATCATTTTCTGCGAGCCAGTCCAGCGGTGAATCCGTCTTACAGATTTGCCTACCCTGTGAGTCTAGGAACAGAACAATCGGCTGTAAGGACCACTGAATCAAACTTTTTGGAGAGGGGCGTATATAAAATGGCACAACAAACATCTAGTAGTTAGTAGCTAGGCGTGTTTAGATGGAACCGTATAAACTCACGATTCCTCGCCCCTCTATGAGTCTTCGTTCCCGACGCGAAGTGAATGCACAAGATCAAATCAATAGTCTCCGTGTGGAACAGTGGCAAACGGATGCACCTGCTCTGCAGAATGATCGTTCGGATCCGAGATCACAGCGGGCATTCATGGACATGAATCCAATCAACACGCGCACCGTTTCAAGAAACTATTTGCAGAATCAGCCGTATGTTGCAGGCACGACTGGGGGTGAAGGTCTCGGTGGCAATCCGTATTTTGATAAGTTTGATGTCACGACCGATCCATTTAACGTGGCACGTGAAGTTCGTGCCGCGGTATATGAAGAGAGAACGGATCGCGGTGTTGAAGAATCAAAGAGGCTGCTGAATCGTGTCTATACTACACGCTGGTTGCCCGAGGACTACGTGGAAAAACATTCATTGGATACACTCAAGGCGTATGAGAGTCTGATGCCACAAATGAATAAGATGGAAACTGTCTATCGCAAATACGAGCCTAGTCAAAACGGAGTTCAATCTCCATGATGTGCTTCTGCATCTGCTTGGCGGCGATTGGTTCCTTGTTTGCCGCTGCGCGGCGACGCGTGGAACTCTTTGAAGATGTTGTGGACGCAGCTGTAGCAGCTGTAGCAGATGACTCAGTACTTTCCAGGGAACTCGTTGATATCGTAGAGGTCGTTGACGTCGCCGTCGTGTTACGGATCTTTGTCTGTTCCTTCATGGCCTTGTTCATATCGGCCTCAATCACCGGTGCATGCAACTTGAGATGAATGAGCACACCCTTTTGAATGGCCCAGCGGAAGAAGTTCAACTTGCCGACCGTTGTCAGAAATGGTTCTTCATTGGGAACCTGGAACAGAATACGTTCCCGACGGCAGAAGGGATCGAACAACTTCTTTGAATAGGCCTTGAGCTGTGACTTGTAGTTCGTGTAGACAAGGAACTCCTGGCCTTCCAGAATGTAGGAAGTGTTGTGACGTTTGGAATAGTTTGTGACAAACCAATCAACAAGGCGGAGTGAGAGGTCCGACGTGCCCATGAGCATCGGAAGAATCTCCTTGATGTCGTCTCTGGTGGCATAGAACTTTTGAAGACTGCTGACAATGAGTTCCTGCTTGCAGTGAATCTTCTTCTTGCGCGTGGGCAAGGGCGGCTCGGCTACTGCGACAGGCTTTACCGGTGATTCAAGAGTGAGCTCCATGTTCATCTTCTTTAGTCGCGCTGTTATGTCTTAGGCCTTTTTTTCGTGGTTAGTAGATAGATGGCGGAGAGTGTCTTACAACAACCTCCTGTACCGGTCCCGATCGTGGCCGTACAAGGAGGAGGGGGCATTACAGATAGTGTATTGCCACAGCCGGTCGCAGGAGGTGAGGTGCCGATACTGCCTGTGCAGGGTGGCGGGGGGAACGAACCGTCTTTAGAAATTATTCCCTTTAGAACAGGCACTGTGGCAATTCAACAAGGGGTTACATTATCAGCAAAAAATGTTAGTTCTTATGTGACTACAAGAGATGATCTTTGGGGTAAAGGTAAAATGTATAAATGGGAAAATAAAGCCTTTACAATACTTGAAAAAGAGCTGCACAAAGCAAGACTTGAGAAGAAAAATAAAGTACTCGGTGAAGAAAATATTCACATTTTTTTTATAAGTAGCGTAGAACAACTCGCAAGAATAAAACAGTACATTTTTAATAAAACAAACGCTGAAGAAGATTATATTTTTATACTTATTGATAATACATCTACGCAGGCTATATTTTCAGAGGTTGGTAAGCAAATTCTTCAATTTATATGGTTGAATATGATTGATAAAAAGGAAAAGGAACAACGTGAGATTTATTTTCTTTTTGATCGCCCAAAGTATGATTTGATTAAGGGTCCTAGAGAAAAAAATCCTTATATTCAAGATTTACTTTATTTAGAACCAACGTATATCACTATACCTTTTAAAAAGGGAACGGATGAATATAAATTTATTATTACTGCATCTAAAGAACCTCCAACTGGCGTAACAGATAAATATATTTTACTTACCTCAAATAAAGATTCTTCAGTTGAGAATATTTCACTGGAAAAACATAATAAAATATTTCTAAACACTGTAACTCAAACAAAAATTACAGTCCCAGCTGCAGAAACAAATGCAAACTATATTTATTTAGAGTTTGGTGAGCCCCCTGTTGACGGACCGAGGGTCCTACCTGCTCCTCCTGTTCTCCCTGGACCCGCCGCCACACCTGCTATTGTCGCCACACCTGCTGCCGCTGCGCCCCCTGCATCTCCTGTAACACCAGCAAAACCCGCAGTCAAACCGTATCTGATTCAACTCAGACCTGAGGTCACGATTGACATTGGTGGGAATATATTTACAATCCAGAAACCCACTGCCGAAGTCATGACGGCTTGGAAGGCTGGAACCTTCTCAGAGTCTGAGACAGCCATGTTCAATGAAATCGGAATCAATGAGGACTTCTTGAAAGCGGTGACGCAGCGGAAACAGAAACTCTTAGACAAAAGAGCAGGCTTTCTACAAAACCTCGTCTTAAATCAATGTTTCAAAGCGCATAATATTCGTTACGAATGTGACATGGTTCGTGAGTTTCTTCAAGAGTTACTGGAACTCAAGCAGATTGAACGACTAAATAAAATAACAAGAGCCTTTACTCCAACGGAATACAATATTACACTTGGGGAGAGTTTGAATAATACGCCTGAAAATAACACTATCAACAATATTGAGAAGATACTCGGATCCTTATTTACAGTGGTACCTACAGTTAAAACCCGCCGCGCTAAAATCGGTGAACTTCCAGGTCTTGATCTTGCTGGTTTTATATCACCATATTCTGGCATTGAAACTCTTTTATCAGGTAAAAAAGCCCCCACATCATCTACGAAGCTTCCTATACCAACAGGCACCTTCAACTTTAGTAGTTTTTTTTCTTCTTCTACACCTGCTGTGGCGTTTAGTCCAGGTGTAGCACAGACTCGTAAAAAAACAGCAGGTGGTGCTAAGAATACAACACGTCGTCGCCGTACTTCAGCGAAGTCGTAATGATTGTCTCGTCACAATATCCATTGAAAACAGAACAAATAAACCCGACATGACAAACAGAAGAATCTCTGTCTGCGTATTCTCTCCTCTCCTTGACTCTAAGTCATCCAGACGAGAAAAGAGTAAATCCAACTTCTTGCTGACGACTTTATGGTCATACTCCGCGGGAGTACCTGAAGGATAGGTGCCGCCAGGTGCAGGCAGTTCATCAAAGAAGGCGGTGCGCGCCGACGACGGTGTGAGCGGCTTCCACTGGTCTACAACGGACGGTGTGGGGGCCTGCGACACTCCAGCGTGCTGGAAGGCC